TGTTCCACCACTTGCATTGATTGCTGCTGGTGATGTGCTGCTGATCTCAAACCCTGCTGAGTAGGTGTCAATGTAGTCAGTGCTGGTGACTTCAGCGGCAGTGCTATTCAAGAGCAGGTAAGGATCGTTGCCGCTGACAATACCTCTAGCTGTATCCCACACATACCAATCACCCGTGCTGTCGGTACGCTTAATCAGTACGAACCTAGCACCGCCAGTGAAGCCACAATCAATCTGCTTAGTGGTGCCAGAGCCTGTGTAGCTACCGACTTTGGATACACCAGCGCAGGTAGCGAAGAGATAGGCAACGTAGGTGGCTGCACTTTTATTAACTATGTCATTGGTTCCTATATATACTTGCGTTGCTGTTGGAAGAACTGGAGTCCCGCTGCTATCAGCAAACTTCCCGTTAAGACCGCCGCCTGCTGCATTAAGGTCTAAATATAAAAATCTACGATCAGGGCTAGAACTTGCGGCAGTACACATAACAGCCCAATTTTCTCCAGTAGCCCCCGCTCTCCATTTAACAATTACAAGTTCAGGCGCAACACCTAAATTGTGATTGAACGTAGTCGCAGAACCCGTCCCCGTGTAGCACACCACATCAAAGAAGCCTGGGGCACGTTGGAGAAAGTAATTTATATAGTTAGTACTGGCTCCATTAAATATAACTTCACCTGCGCCATATGTTATTGACGTTTGACCAAGAGCAGCAACCTGATCGGGTTCGTTAGATTCAACAGATGTATCGCTACTACTAAGAACTCGACAGTCAAGCCCTCTCAGCCTATCAATCCATCTAAAACCGTTAGGAGAATAAGTCCCAGATCGACCTTTTGAAAACTCAAGATCAAAAACAATTCCTGGGCTGACAGTTGTTTGTGCCGAATTGTTGCCAGTGTAAACTGCGGTTTGATACACACTCGTCCCACTCGTCGGCACTTTCATTGGCCCACGGCGAATGGCTATGTAGATGTAGGTTGCTGAGGTGACACGACTTACAGCATTAAACCCTGTGGCAGTAGCGGTGTATCCAACATAATTTGGATTCTCAACCGCACTCGTATTCGGCTGCAAATGCCCATTATTTGAATACGATAGACCACGCATTGAATCTTGCAATTCCCAGTCATTCACTACTGAGGATGTTTTGGTAAGTATCCATTGTGGCTCGTACCCAAGGTTTACCGTAGCATTGCCGCTGCCGTCAGTCGTAAACGACCCACACGAAATCACATTGTCCGTACCACTTAGGCCAAAGCCACCTGCGTTGTGGGCAAAGAGGTAGGCTACATATTGATTACTAGCCGAGCCACCAGAGTCATAAAATCTAGCAGAAGTGCTAGTAACGTCGGAGATTGAACCCTGACCACCAACTTTTGCGCTAGTTAGATTTAGATAAATGTCATCATTCGTGGCTAAGCTTCTGTGATACGCAATCCAGTTATTGGTAGTTGGGGTTCCCGCAATTCGTTTATAAACAATGAATCCAGGGGTAGAACCTAGGTTATGGTTAACCGTTACAAAACCCGTTGAACTACCATTAAATACTTGTATATCAAAGAACTTTGGCTGCTTGCGGAAGGTCCATGAGACGTATGTGGCTGTATTGGTGTTTATTTTAGCTAGCGAGCTAATAGCAAAGCCCGTAGTGTTAAACGCTGTCAGACCAGTGCTTTGCGTTGTCTCGGCAGCAGTGCTGTTGCTGACTAAATCTTTTGTGACTCCCCTTGTAGTATCATATAGCGCATGGTCTGTTGCCCCACTGCGGCCTTTCATCCAAACCAACCCACCCTTCGTAGACAGATCAATCCCGTTGGTGATGGTCTGCGTAGAGCCATTGCCGGTGTACAGGTAAGTTGAGAAAACGTCTTCGATGTAGGCAGGTTCTACTGCCTTTGCAGCAGATGCTAAAGATTTAACTAACATTAAGCATTCCCCACACGAGCACCATACACTTGCGTACTAACTTTCCATAACACAATAACGGTATACCCTGAAGTGTTTAATGTAGGTGCTGAACCATTATCAGTCTTCCATACAACACCTGAACCACCAAAGGTAGCATCAGACCATGTCAGTGTATAAGCAGATCCATCATCAACCATAAGAGTAACTGCTTCACCTGCTACAAAGTTAGTAGCTTTAGGTGTTCTAGCAGCACCTAAAGTAATCAATTGAATAGAACCATTACTAGGATCAATTTCAAAAGCAGCACCGTCTGTAATGGTATAGATGTCTTCTGTAATTGCTCCAACAATAGTAGGATCAGTAAGTGTGCCTGTATTTATAGCAGGACTTGTAAGTGTTTTATTTGTAAGTGTCTGGGTATCTGACGTACCTACTACTGTACCTGTAGGTGCTGTCTTACCTGCCCACGTTGTAAGATCTGCATCATAAGCCTGTACGTCTGTGCCAATCACTAAACCTAAATTAGTTCTAGCAGTAGCAGCACTATTAAGATCAGAAAGATTATTAGTTACTCTTAGGAATCTAGCATCAGCAGTAGCCTGTGTATATGTATCTGCTACATTAAATGCACCATAAGCAACAATATCTATAATGTCACCTGAAGTAGCACCTGTAGCTAGAACAATATTTGTACCACTTGTAGCTGTAAAGTCAGTACCAGAAACTAACTTGACACCATTAAGATATACATCAACAAACCCTACATCATACGTAGCAGAGAAAGTAGTCTGTGAAGATGTAGCTGTATATACATAACGCTCATTAGTACCGTTAACAGCAGAGCCTGTAGCTTTCCATACTGAGCCTGTATACACTCGCATCTCATTGGCTACAGTATCAAAGTACAATGCCCCAGTTAAAAGTGCATTACCATCATTGTCCAGTGTAGGTGCACTAGACTTAGAACCCAAGTAACGATCATCAAAGGCATCATAACTAGCTGCTGCTGAGGATGCAGAACTAGCTGCATTAGAAGCACTTGTAGCGGCATTAGATTCGCTTGTAGCAGCATTAGAAGCACTTGTAGCTGCAGCAGCAGCAGAAGCAGCAGCACTCGCTGTAGAGCCAAATAAAGTGTCTATATAGTTCTTTGTAGCTGCATCCTGAGCACTTGAAGGATCACCCATGCCAGTGATCTTATTTGTACCCATTGCAATAGCACCTGTCATCGTACCACCTGACAAGCTTAGCTTTGTAGCATCTGCAGTATCTACATAGACTTTAGTTGCTGCATCCTGATTAGCAGTTGGATTACCTAGACCTGTAATCTTATTCGTACCCATTGCAATAGCACCAGACATCGTGCCACCTGCAAGTGCAAGCTTAGTTGCAATAGAGTTAGTAATTGTCGTAGCAAAGTTGGGATCATCTCCTAATGCTGCTGCAAGTTCATTGAGTGTGTCTAATGTACCAGGAGCAGTATCAATAAGGTTTGATATGGCAGTATCTACATAGTTTTTAGTAGCTGCATCTTGGGCATTAGTCGGGTCAGTAATATTAGTAATCGTAGCTGCACTAGAAGCATCCATATTCAATGTGCCATTGATGGTCACATTGTTGAATGTACTTGATCCAGAGGATGCAGTGACGTTACCTGTTAGATTACCTGTAACATTGCCAGTTACATTACCTGTTAAGTCACCCGTAACATTACCAGTTACTGCACCTGTAAGTGGGCCTACAAATCCAGTGGTAGCTGTGATTGTCGTACCAGTAATAGCTTGAGCAGATGCACCACCAATTACAGTACCATCAATCGTACCTGCATTAATATCTGCACTAGCAATGACAGCAGATGTATTTACTGTAAGTGCAGGTGTAGTGACAGAGGTGTTAGCTACAAGTGTAGTAAATGTACCTGCTGCTGCAGTACTACCACCAATGATAGTGGCATCAATAGTACCACCATTAATATCAGCAGTATCAGCTACAAGGCTATCAATGTTGGCTGTACCATCAATGTACAGATCTTTAAACTCAAGTGAAGATGTACCTAAGTCAATATCATTATCAGTGACAGGTACGAATGCACCATCTTGAAATCTTACTTGTTCTACTGCACTAGAACTAACACTGATAAATACACCTACACGATTGTTAGTACTATCAGTAACTACTTTATTGCGATTATTAGAATCTGATATTAAAGGTACATAAGCACCTTCAGCAGCAGTGCCATCATGCCTGTGACCAGATGCTTGAGCAAAGGCATCACGCAATGCATTATATTCATTGTTAATGGGCGTAGCCCTAACAACTGCGGTAGGTACAATATCCGCTGAAGATTGTCTTACATAACCTGCCATGTCATTGTCCTTTGCCGTCTGTCCCTTTAGCGTCTATCATTAAAGGAGTAATTTAAAACAAAACCTTGAATGGTATGACTTGCATTTGTATCATTAGTGACATATCTAAATGCCACAGAGAAACCAGATCCAGAAAAATTAGATTTAACTACAGGTGCAGGATTCCCGTCATAAATAGCTGCTGCATCGTATACTGCTTCGTTGTAGTATGCTGCTGCACCTGCAGTTGTAAATGTAGTATTCTTGGGATTGAAGACATTGATATCTTCAAAATCATATTGCACTGAAAATACAATACTAGAAGCACCTTCACTACGTAAGAAATTAGTGATACTATAAAAGTTCTTTCTTACTGTAGGATCATCAAAATAATAATAAGGAGTTTGATAAACACTTAAAATCTCTGCACTATCAAAACTTGTACCTACTTCCTGTCTTTGTACTTTACCGTTAGCATCACCATGAATTACAATTTCATCAGTACCTATGTAACCACTATCAGCACAAGTAGCAGGTATGCCAAAGATTAAACTGTACTCAAAGCCAAAGCCTTGCTGTGTCTGCCTAAGTCCACCTAATACACCAAACAAACCTTCAGTTGGAATAAAGAATCTAAACTGTGATTTCTTGCGTACTACAATTGAAGTGATTGTTTCTACATCAATACTCTCAGCTACAATGTCAGCTAAGATAGATGAAACAGTAAACTGAATCTGCTTAGATATAGTTTCTAGTTCTACGTCACCAATCCTTGATGTTCCAGCTACAGGTCTAAATCCATCTGGACCAAGGAACATAAGATTACCACCAATCTCTACAACACTATCAGGTACTAAACAACCTAAGTTAAAAGTTACATCACTTAATACAAAGTCAGCTACAGATAATCCATCTAACTTCTTAATAGCATTTTTACCAAAGATATACAAGCTATCCCTGAAATGTTTAATCTGTGTAATCTCAAAACCTACATTGATAACACCTGCACCATTGGCTGGATTAAAGTCAGTTTCAGCTAGAGGAGAAGAGAAATATAAATTGTAAGGTTCTGAAGGATCACCTGCCAGAAATAAATGATTTCTGTAATCATCCGAATACTTAGGTGCAGATGGGGCATTAGCATGTGTTATTTGAGTGTATGTAGTGCCATCATATACAGCAGCAGGATTAACACCGTCCGTAAGGCAAAGCTTTCTTACCTGCCAATTAAACTTAGTAAACCTTACTTTCTTAACACCTGTCATTGTAACACTGCCAGGAGTTGTAACAGCTACCCAAGCACTTGTAGCAGAGTTCCAACGATAAAAATAGTTAGTACCCGCTGAAGGTGCTCTACATGCAAAGATGCCATTGTTGACATCTTCAAATACACATACGCCTAATACTTTGCCTGTGCCAGTAACTGTACCGTAATTATTAGCAAAGCCACTAATGCGCCTATAACCGCCAGCAATAGAAGGTTCATAATTTATTAATTGTGTAGCAGATCCTGGATACAGTACAGGTTGAGCTAAAAGATCCCTGTTGGTGTTTAATCCACCTTCACAGTTAACCTTAAAGCCATTGATTCTGTCTGCCATTAGAATGTCCGAGGAGAGTAAGCTGTCTTGGATATAAAGGTAG